CCGTGCAGAACTACGCCAGCGCCTACGTCTACCGGCTCGTCGCGTACTCCAAGGTCGCCATCGCCTCCGCCCCGTCCGGCTCGAACTCCGGAACGGCCCATCAGGCCGGTACCGCCGACATCGCCGCGAACTCGGTCACCGCCAACCAGATGGCGGCCGGGACGATCACCGCAGAGTCCGGAGTCATCGCGTCCATCGACGCCTCCAAGATCACGGTGGGCAAGCTCACCGCCTCCCAGATCGACGCCACCAACCTCGTCGTCTCCGGCGGGAACGTCTCCGGTCAGGTCTCCTCTGCGGCCACGGCCGGTTCCGCAACGACGGCGGGTTCCGCAACGACGGCAGGTTCGGCGTCCTCAGCGACCACGGTCACCGGCTCCATCGGCGCGGGCGTCAGCATCCCGGCCAACCAGTTGAACAACGGCACCATACCGACCACAACGACGATCAACGGCGGCTCGATAACCACCGGCATCATCAGCGCATCCGTGATCGGGGCCCGGTCCATCACGACGGACAAGATGGTCATCGGCGATACGTCGAACATCCTCCTGGACCCCCAGTTCACGCAGAACAGCACCGCCTGGAACTGGAGCGGCAACGTCGTCCGTACGGCCGCCAGCGACGCCAGCGTGCCCACGGGCGCTCCGGCTTCGTGGGTCGCCAAACTCATCAACCAGACCAGCGTCAACACCGACCTCACGTGGAAGCACACGAACACCACGACGACCGGCATGGCGGTAACCCCGGGGGAGGCGTACTACGTGGAGGCGTGGGTCGTCGCCTCCAGCGACTGCAACGCCAACCTCCGGTTCTTCCTCACGACATGGGACGCCGCTGGCAACAACATCTCCTGGCCGTCCGTCCCCAACGTCGCACCGTCCGCAGCGCAGACCTGGACCAAGATCAGCGGTCAGATCACCATCCCGACCGGGAAGTACCTGGCGACCTTCGGTGTCGGCGCGCTCCAGACGACGCCGACGACTGCGGCAGGTTCGTGGTTCGTCACCAACGTCAAGATGCGCAAGGCCGTCGACAACGCGCTGGTGGTGGACGGCTCCCTCACCGCCAGCAAGATCACCGCAGGCACGCTGACCGTCGACAAACTCAGCGCCGGACTCCAGGGCACCGTCGGCCAGAAGTTCTACGACTTCGGCGCGGACGCCAGCAAGTGGAGCAACGGATCCACCGGCACCATGACCACGGTCTCAGTGACGGACGCTGCCTCCGGTGGCTCCGTCATGCGCTGCGTCGGCTACATCCAGGGCGCCTACCGCCCGGACCTCCTCATACCCTTCGACCCAGGCGTCACCTACCGCGTCACCTGCCGCGTACGGCAGACCGTCGCCAACGCGGTCACCGGCACCAACCAGAACGTCTACGTCGGGGTCACTGGCATCGGCGCTGACGGCGTGACCCTGGTCAACATCTCCGGCTCGAACTCGCGGGCCAGCCAGGCGTACTGCGCCACTAGGGCCACCTACATCAACACCGGGTCCGGGTGGCAGATCTTCACCGGCTACATCAAGGGCACGGCCGCGACCGGTGACGCTGGACCCAACACCAGCCCGACCAACCCGATGCGTCTTCACCAGAACGTGAAGTACCTCAGCCCCTGCCTGTACGCCAACTACAACGGCGGTACGGGCACGCTTGAGATGGACATGTTCACCATCGAGGTCGTCGAGACCGGCCAGGTCAACTCGGCCAACATCAACCTGGGCAACGTGAACGCCGCACACCTGTCGCTGGGCGCGGTCTCCGGCAACCTCGTCACCAACCCGGGCTTCGAGGACACCTCCATGACCGGGTGGACCTCCTCCTCCATCGACGCCAACAACGTCTCGAAGATCGAGATCGGTTCAGGTGTTGCACCTGCACGCTCCGGCCAGGGCAAAGCCTCCCTCGGCGCCCTCAACACCGGCTGGGCCAAGATCGTCAGCGACCCGTTCCCCGTGGTCGCCGCATCCACGTACATGTTCCGCTACTGGTACTACGGCCAGGGGGGTATCCAGGTCACCTTCGAGACCAGCCCGGACAAGGTCACCTGGACCGACCAGATGGGCGGAGTCAACAACTACGCCGTCAACAACACCTCTGGGTACTCGGAGGACATCTTCGAGATGACGGCGCCGACGGGGGCCCTGTGGGGTCGGGTCTCCTTCACGAACAACTCACCGGCCACCAACGGACTCAACACGACGACCACCTACTGGCTGTGCATCGACGACGTACTCGTCATGCGCGAGGGCTACGGCGCCACGGACATCTCGGCCGCAGGTATCCGACTGTTCGGGCCGGACGGAACGCTCGGCACGGAACTTACGACCTCCAACGCCTACGCCACCTTCGCGGGTGGTAAGGCCAGCGTCGACCCCAACGGTGTCGGCACCTTCAACTCCCTCTGGACGCCGCAGCGTCCGTCTGGGGCGGCCTCCGACGACCCGACCGGGCAGATCTGGTACCAGGGCCAGGAGTTGGGACAACTCCTGTGGAACATGCCGTGGGGCATGGTCACCTACGAGCGCGGCTGGACGAACAAGCCGACCGCCTCGACGTACTACACCACGGACACCGGCCTGATCGAGCTGGCCTTCACGGCCGTCGAGGGGCGCATGTACCGCATCGTGGCCCGCTCCCAGTTCGACTTCAACGGGGGCACGGGCACCCAGGTCCTGGAGAACCGCGTGGCTGTGGCGGCCACGGCCACTACGGTGAACGGCTGCACGATCTGGAGCCCGACCGGCGCCAGCCCGAGGACGACCGACCCGACCATGGCCCGCTGCTTCGGCATGTACTACGACGGCGCGGGCACTGACGGCACCACTGTGGTGGAGGGCCTCATCGTCTGCTCCTCCGATGCAGGCGGCCTGTACAGCAGCACCACGGCCCTGGCGCCGGGCGACCACCGAATCCTGTGGATCGGTACGCAGCACGCAGGTAACGCCACCGGATGGGGCCTTCGTAACTACAGCCCCGCGCAGTCCTCGGACTTCTATGTCGAGGACATCGGCCCGGCCCTGCCCGAGAACGGCGTGTACAACACGGGCGGTGCGGCCGTGACGGCCACCAAGACATACACCAAGACGTACAACGCCATCTGGTCCCGACGGTACGGAAACGCCGGATACACCGACGGCACGGTGTACCAGGGCTACTACTCCAGCACCTGGGGCACGCAGAAGTCGATGGTCTACTTCGGCACCCAGCCCTACACCGACATGGGTTCCACGGCGAAGGTATCCAAGGTCGAGGTCTACCTCTACAACAACCACTGGTACTACAACGGGGGTGGCACGGCGCACATCGGTGCATTCACCGGAACCACCGAGCCGACGTCTTTCGGTGGTTCCGGAGTGAACCTCACCGTTTCCTCGTGGCCCGTTGGTGCCGGAAAGTGGGTAACCCTGCCGTCGTCCTGGAATTCAACTTGGAACGCGGCCACCCCGTATCGTGGAATTACGCTAGGTGCGGATCTTGGATCCAGCACCGACAAGACCTACTACGGGTACTTCGCCGGTGTCGGGGATTCCCACCCTCCGCAGTTGCGTATCACCTACACCAAGTGAGGAAGTCACTTAATGCCTGACATTACCGTCACGGTTCCTGACGACGTCTGGCCGCGCGTCGCTGCTGCGTTCCACACCTGCTACCCGAACAACGTCGACACCCCGGACATGGACCTCGTTCAGTTGGCCGCCAAGTCCTACATCCGAGACATCTGGGTCAGCACCGAGCAGGCGACGAACTCGAACGCTGCGGCTCCGCGCTACAACCAGGTCGCCGAGGACTACAACGTCGCACGGCAGGCGGTCGACGCCGACATCCAGGCGCAGAACAACCAGGTCCTCGCGGATTCCCAGGCCGCGTTCCCCGGAATCTGACGTAGAACCGTAAGTGCAATCTCGGTAGGCATTCCTGGGAGAATGCAAGCATGCCTACCGAGATTGCATTTCCGTTTCGCCTAGCGTCCGACGGGACTATCGCCGTCGAGACGAATCCGGACAGGCAGATCGCCCAGCATGTGAATGCTCTCATCGGCACGCAGCCGGGGGAGCGGGTCATGCTCCCGGATTACGGGGTTCCCGTGGCTGATCTGCTGTTCGACCCTGACGCGACCTTTGTCGCTCAGGAGATCAGCCGTGCCGTAACCACGGCATTCAATACGTATGAGCCCGGCGTAGTGCTCCAGAAGGCGACCCCTATCCCGGACGCCTCGCAGATGTCCCTCGCGCGTATCGAGGTCGACTACATGCGCCGCGAGGCCGGGTCGTCCCCTTCCAGCCTGTCGCTCCAGACCAACACCGCCGTGGTCCGCGTGGGTGGCACCGTAAGCGAGGTCATCAGTGGCTAACCCAGACGTCCCGGCGATCGACTACACCAGCAGGGATTACGAGGGCTTCAAGACCTCCCTGCTGGACTACGCCTCGCGTGCCTTCCCCCAGTGGGTGCCCTCCTCCGAGGGCGACTTCGGCGTGCTCCTGGTCGAGCTGTTCGCCTACCTCGGCGACAGTCTCAGTTACTACGGCGACCGGCTCCAGCAGGAGTCCTTCCTGCCCACCGCGACGCAGCGGCTGTCCCTGCTCCAGATATCCGACCTGCTCGGGTACAGCCCCTCCAACGGCGTCCCGGCCACCGGCACCGTCACCTTCCAGACGTCCAACCCGGGCCCGGCCGTCACCGTGCCTGCGGGCACCCAGGTCGTCACCGACTATGTCGAGTCCATCGACTCGCCGATCACGTACGAGACCGACACCGACATCACCGTGCCCGTCAACGGAGGCACCGCGAC